AATAACGTGGATGACGGCAATTTCATCTACTGGATTCTGAAGAACTGCGGAGGCATGGACGAAATTGATGATGAAAAGTTCATCTCGCAGTTGAAAATTACGCACGTAGCACACGCAGACGGAGACTCAGGAGCCGGTGTGGAAGCGCATACCGTGGAAGCTCCGTACGCCGCAAACAGTACCACCTTGGAAAACCTACGGAGACAGCTGTTTGATGACTTTATGGCATTGGACACGAAACAGATCGCCGGAGGGGCGATTACAGCCACTCAGATTATGGCCGCTTATGAACCTCTGAATTCCAAATGCGATCAACTAGAGTACAATGTTCTGGAGTTTGTTCACAGGATTTTGTCTTTGGCCGGGATTGATGACGAATGCACGTTTGTGCGTTCAAAGATTGTGAACATGACAGACGAAATCGGTACCATCCTGCAAGCCGCCGAATATCTGGATTCAGGCTATATCACAAAACGGATTCTTGGACTGCTTGGTGATGCGGATAAGTATGACGAAGTCATGAATAACCTGATTGCTGAAGACGCCGCACGTTTCAACGGGGAAGGAGAGGTAACGCTTGGCGATGAATGATGATACGTTTGCTGATGACAGAATGAAGAAGGTCAGCAAGAGGATTTCAGCCATCTATCGACAAGCTGATAAGGAATTAACCGAGAAGGTTGATTCCTTTTTCGAATCTTTTGAAAGGCTTGACGAACAAAAGGCTCAGATGGTTGAATCAGGAGAGATAACCGAACAGGAGTATCAGGAATGGCGCAAGAACAAAATGCTCATGGGACAGAAGTACAAAGACCTGCGCGATACTATGGCGGAGAGAATGGTGAAAGCTGATGAGATTGCGGTTGCCTACATGAACGGACAACTCCCTGCTGTGTACGCACACAACTATAACCTTGTGGGAACAGAGGCTACACGTCTGGTTAAGGGATTCTCATTTGACCTTGTGAACGAACAAGCAGTAAGAAGACTTTCGACCTCACAAAAAACTCTGCTCCCGTATAAGATTGTAGACGGACGAAGGGCGACAAGATGGAATACAAAGCGTGTGAATGCGGCAATTCTTCAGGGTATCATTCAGGGTGAAAGTATTCCAAAGATTGCCAAAAGACTGCAGAACGTCACAAAGATGAACGAGGACAGTGCAAAACGTAATGCCAGAACTGCGATAACGGGAGCCCAGAACAAGGGACGGGTTGACGCTATGGACAATCTCGCACAAAAGGGACTTCCGATCAAAAAGAAGTGGTATGCGACCACTGGAGACGGACGAACAAGAGAAGCGCACCTTGAGCTTCATTTAACGTCCGTGGATTACGATAAGCCTTTCGAGAATTCCATCGGAAGGATCATGTATCCGGGCGATCCCAATGCGGCTCCTGCCAACACGTATAACTGCCGTTGTTCTATTGTGACAGACTTCTCTGAAGTATTGAAGCAAGCGAAAGAGAAAACCTTGTCTGAAGAAGAGAAAAAAGAGCACGAATATCAGGAACTGGAAGATCAATCCAGTGCAATGCAAGACAGGATAGATGATTTCCACAATCGCGAGTACAGGTTGGAGGACGAACAACGTGAAGCAAAAGAAATGCTTCAGCTTTTGGACAGTCAAGACAAGTATAAAAAATATGACAGGTTTGATTCATTGGACGATTATAAGGCTTTTATAAAGACTAAATCCAATGAAGCTCAAAAGCTTGAAGATGAAATCAGAGAGCTTAGAAGAAAATGGAGAGAATCAAAGAATCAGTCCGATTCTGCTTTTGAGGAATATCAAAGAGAAAGACAGAATCTTATAGAGCGAAAGCAAAAGGCCGAAGGAATTGTTTATCAGCCATTCCCTGATTGGGACAAGGTTGAACTTTATAGAAAAGCTAAATCAATGGGCATTGACAAAATTCGTGAAAGATTACAGTCAATTCCTGAAGAGATTAAAAACATTAAGGCGCAAAGATCGAAAGCGGAAGAAAAGTATTATGCTCTTCGTGGAAAGATAACGCATGATTATCCGATTCAGGATTTTGTTGCCAACATGAAGCAGAAAAACGTAAAACAAATAATTCCTGTCAAACGATCTGTAAACGACATTGTTTCCAGAATAGCAGGTGGAGACATGACTGAAGGTTCTTGTGCTTCTCTTGCTTTTTGCTATGCTGGTCAAAAATCAGGATATGATGTTCTTGATTTCAGGGATGGCGCCAGCAGAAAAGTTATTTCGTTGCAAGCGAACAATATTCTCGAATATTTTGGCAGGAAACATGAAGGAAGTTTTAAGTCACAAACGGCGCAAACAGATACAACCGCAGGTCATAAGCTTCTACTCAAGGCTAACATGGAGTTTGGGAAAGAATACTATTTTACTTGCGGCAAGCATGCCGCTATCATAAGAAAAAAGCAGTATGATGGTGGAATGACTTATATTGAATACCTTGAGTTGCAGTCAGCTGATCAGAATGGTTGGACTCCACTTGCGGAAGAATCAGACAAAACTGCTATGGATTTTTCCTTGAGCTATAGATTTGCGGCAGGTAAGACAATCAAAGAAAGTACGCTAGACGCTAAAGCAAACCTTCTAGACATAAGCTGTCTAAAAGACGATAGTGAGTTTATGGAAATGCTAGGATATATAAATACTGCTGAAGACGAGCAAAGAAAAGGAAGTGAAGGACATGAAAGATAAGTGGTTCAAAAGAAATGAGACAGATAAAGTGTGGTGGCTTACCAATTCAGATTTCGGAGAGTTTGTGTTCTCGTTTGATCAACAGCAAAAATTCAATCTTTTTAGAGATTATCCACATGCTTTATCGGAAAAAGAGCTTGAAATTTTTGATAAAGAAAATCAGTTTTGGAGAAAATTCTTTTCTGACAGGAGGAGAGGCAATGGCATTCGTGAGTCACAAGGCCGAAGTGCTGGCGGCAGTCGATGAAGCGATCAGAACAGGGATGGATGCGGTGGGACAACATTGTGTGGCCAAGGCAGTCGATGAAATCACAAAACTGGTCTATGATACGCCTCCTAGCCCGACGTATGTCAGGACAGGAAATCTCAGGAACAGCATCACGTATGCGTTCGAAATAGGCGGGAAAGGGAAAACCGTCATTGTGGGCACTCCGGTGGAGTACGCTCCATATGTGGAGTACGGAACTCGCAAGATGGTCGCACGTCCATTTTTGAAGAACGCCGGGAACTATTCTGAGGAATACAAAGCTATATTACAATCAATTCTTATGCTTCTATCTTAAAGTAGTGTAGTATAAACATACATTCCTTATTATTATATAAGGAGAGCAAAAATATAATAATAATAATAGGGAATGTACGAAAATGCTACATTGACCTACATTTCACATGTTATCCACAGGTTTTGAGCAATGTCAAATCTGGTCGATTTTTGGCCACGATTTCTGTGGAAAACTCGTCTGGCTCGTCAGTCGATAAAATATAAGGGTGGACTTAGAACGCGAAATAGGGGCCTTCTAGAGCGTTTAAACGGCATATCGATTTTACAGGCCCTAAAATGACCTGTTTCAGGGCAAAAGTTATCCACAGGTGATTGACAACCTGTGGATAACGCAATATTATTATATAAACAATCAGGGTAGCGCCCGTTAACAGCGAAAGGTTGTGAAACAATGGTAGATTTTGAGAAGGTATTCAGCAAGCACGTAAATGATGACGGGAATATTCCGGCCGACTCTATTCCTACGCTGATTCAGGCAGTACAGAAGGTTGTGGGAGACAACTTCGTGACGGTTGACAGGTACAACGCCAAGAAGACTCTCGCTGACGATCTGCAGACGAAACTGGATGAAACAGAAGGACTTCAGGGCAAGTACGACACGCTGAAGACTGAGTTTGAAGCATACAAGAATGAACAGACGGCGAAGGAGCTTCGCACTCAGAAACAGGAGGCGTACAAGGAAATCCTGAAGAAAATCGGCATTCCTGAAAAGCGTTTTGCTGTGATTCTCAAAACTGTGGACTTCGACGAGCTTGATTTCAAGGATGGAAAGTTCGTCAAGGCAGAAGAGCTGGAGAATTCTGCGAAAGACGAATGGAGTGATTTCATTGTTACCAAGCAGGAGACAGGTGTGGACAGCCCTAAGCCTCCTGAAAACAACGGTGGTACTGATAGCAAGAAGTCACGTGCTCTTGAACTGGCTCAGAAGTATCAGGAACAGATGTATGGAAAGGTGGAGTCAAAATGAGCTTTATCAATCGGAATGCTACCACTGGCAAGGTTTATGCTCCGGGATATTTCCTTGTCAACAATGAGGACTGCACCAGAATCACCTTTGAAGCCGATGCGGCAAACGCACAGGCAAAGACGGTTGACGGTGCTAAACACATTCCCATGGGTACTGTATGGCCCAGCAATGATGCGAACGCTATCGGTATTGTGTACGAGGATGTGGATGTGTCTGAAGGAAACATGCCCGGTTCTCTGGTAACCTCTGGCGTTGTCTATGAGAATCGACTTCCCGATACACTGTCTTCTGCGGCGAAGACCGCACTCAAGGCACTGAAATTCTCTTTCCAGACGGAAAGCGAAGTTGTACGGCCTTACTGATTGGAGGGATAAGGTATGGAATGGGAAAAGAAAATTTTTGGCATGATTGCCAATGATGAATGGCTGAATGTCGGTACAAACGTGACCCGGCCTAACGATCCTGCTGATCAGCTCTTTGGTGACGAACGTACCAATAATCTGGTGGCCAAGTGGCAGTCCATTGCTTCTGAATTCCAGATTCCCGTGATGGCTCAGTTCCATGGCTTCGACACTGAAGCGAAGACCACTTTCCGGGTGCCTGTTGATACGCATCAGGTGGAGAAGGGCCTTATCAAGGTCAAGATTAACCAGTCCGAGCGTCTCCGTGCTCTGACCCGTGCAGGTGTTCAGAATGATGAGATGTTTGATTACGTCATGAATGACGGCATTCGTCTCGCAGATCAGGTGGCTACACGTTCGAAGGTTGCGAAGAACGAAGTGCTTGCCACTGGCAAGATGACCATTAAGGAAAACGGACTGAACCTGACTGTCGATTATGGCGTTCCTTCCGATAACATCGACATTGAACTTGACCTTGGTGTCAACGCAGACATTCCTGCACAGCTTCAGGCAATCGTAGATCAGGCGCTTGATCAGGGCAAGACCATTACCGGCATTTACACTTCCCGGAAGAATCTGACCAAAATGCGCACGAACACTGCGATTCAGAAAGCGATCAACGGGAACGTTGGTGTGGGTGCTCTAGTTCGCAGAACCGCTCTGGATGCGTATCTGGAAGAGGAATTCGGCATCAGCGTAATCGTGGCAAACGACCTGACCTATGGCGCCAGTGCTGGGATCGGTGAAGACGGACGCCCTGATGT